GAGACGTGACGCAGGTATGCGCGAACCCGTCCGGAAGGGTACGGAGGACGGTCAAGCAATCGCCTATGCGATACTCGTTCACGTCGCCACAACCTCCGACGCTCGGATGATGGCATAGGCCACCCATAGAGCGGACGGGATCCCGGTCAACCGTTCAATCGCGAGGGTATGCTCGATCGACGGGACCTTCGATCCGTCCGTCCAGTTGTAGATCGTCTGTCGAGACACATCGAGCCGCCTAGCGGTCTCCGCGACGTTGCTCTCGTCGTCGATCCATCGGCGCAACCTCTCGGTCGGCATCTTGCTGGTCATTGTTTCCACCTTCTGAGTAGCTTCAACCCCGCGGGGTGTGTCCCGTGACAACGCGGCTCGCCTTTCCGGTCCTCGCGTCGCCAGAACGGCCCGCGATTGACCCGAATCCACGCAAGCCGGAAGAGGCGTCGCTTGACCTTCGGACAGTAGCGTCGAGCGCGACGCAACCCGTCGAAGAGCGCGCCTAAGAAGACGTAAGCGGACGCGATCGGGTCGGTCCTGGTCGTGATGTACTCGTCCGCCCATCCCCACAACTGGAGCAACCCGACAGCCTTCGCGACGCGACGCCCGCGGACGGTTCGCCAGTCTCCGAGCGCGTTCGTGTTGCCTTTCGATTCCTGACAAGCCTTCGCGACGAGCATCCCGCGATGCTCGGTGAGACCCGCGAGGTCCTCGACGTGTAGGAGCTCAAGACCAAGCCACGGATCAACGCCGCATTCCGCGCCTCGCTCGACGATGCGCCGGTCCTGGTCGTGCAGGTCGGCGGGAGCATAGAGGGACATCGCGACGATGACGGAGCGGGTGAACATGACGACCTTTGTCGTCGAAGCGAGCGCGAGTGTCAACCGATAGTTGACAGGTCTGATAACGTCCCTTAGCGTTCGGGCTCAAGACCTCCGAGAACCGGAGAAGGGTGCATGGATGAGCTGGCATTATTTGCAGGAGCAGGAGGAGGCTTGTTGGCTTCCCGCTTGCTTGGATGGCGCACCCGATGTGCTGTCGAGCTTGATCCCTACGCTCGACGAGTCCTCCTCGCGAGACAACGCGACGGATGCCTCGAACGCTTCCCCATATGGGATGACGTCTCGACCTTCGACGGTCGACCGTGGCGAGGGATTCTTCGCGAAGGGGTCATCAGCGGGGGATTCCCGTGTCAGGCTCATTCAACCGCTGCGCGAGGACGGAACAACGCGCCGGACCTATGGCCGGAGATGCTCCGAGTCGTCTCCGAAGTCGAGCCTCGATTCGTCTTCGCGGAGAATGTCCAGCGAAAGCCCATCCGACGCGCAGCCGAAGACCTGCTCGCGCTCGGTTATCAGAGAGTATCAATCGCCCGTGTTGGAGCCTCCTCCGTGGGTGCGCCGCATGACCGGCCGCGCTGGTGGCTTCTTGCCGACGCCAACCGCGAAGTCGAATGCCTTCGCTCCGTCGATGCGAAAATGGCCCGCTTACGCGACGCTTCAAAAGCACTTTGGACCGAACCAGGGCCCGAGGTTTTGGGAATGGATGATGGGTTGGCCGGTCCAGTGGTCCGACGTCGAGCCATTGGAAACGGACAGGTTCCGATCGTGGCTGCTCTCGCATGGAACATTCTAAGGGGGACTACATGAAGACAACGCTCGACCTGATAGGCGCGACGCTCCGAGAGCGGAGGCGCGAATGGATGCCGGCTAGCGCTCTCGCGAAGCGGGTGAAGGTCTGCCACGGGACCGCCCACAAGTGCGCGAAGCGATGGGTTGAGCTTGGTCAAGCCGAGACCCGGTTCGAGGACTCGCCCAACCCGCCATGGTGCAACCGTCGCAGGGTCTACCGATGGATAGGCAAGCGATGAAACACGTATCCGCCTCGCAGGTTAAAGCGTTCCGCCGATGCCGCTCTCGCTGGTATCACGAGAAGATCGACGGACACGTCGAACCGCCGTCCGAAGCCATGAAGCGCGGGACGCGGATCCATGCCTTGCTCGAGGCGTATCTCGTCGACGGGACCCCGCTACCCGATGACGCCGACGGACGCATCGCGCGGCCGGCTTTGACCCGGCTCCCTCCGGCCGGTTCGGTCCCGCGGGACCAAGTCGAGAGCCGCTTCGAGACGCCTGCGGAGGTCTACGGGATCCCGTTCGTCGGGATCATTGACCTGCTCGAGCCGGACATCATCACCGATCACAAGACGACGTCGGACTTCAAGTATACGAAGACCGAAGAAGAGCTTCGCGCCGACCCACAAGCACAAGCCTACGCCATCGCAACGCAGAAGGACGGAGACGACGTCGTCCGCTTCCGGCATCTCTATATCCGGACGTCCGGCGCGCCGCAGTCCAGGGAGACGATCGTCGACTTCAGCCGCGACGACCTCGCGCACGCCTTGACCCGGCTCCGAGCGACCGTCGCGAGCATGGTCGAGACGTCTCAGGTTGACGACGTCGCGGACGTCGGACACAACCTCGAAGCCTGCGGCGATTACGGGGGATGTCCCCATCGCGCCCGTTGCGCCTCGCTCGGACGACACACGCTCGGAGTGATCTCTAGCCTATTCTCTAACCGAAAGGACCGACCCATGGATACGAACGACCCTCTCGCGGCGATGCTCGCCGCTCGCAACCCGGCAGAAGCCATCAACCCGCCCGACGGGACTCCGGAGATGCAGACGCCGGAACCCGATCCGCAAGGTGAGCTTGAAGACCTCGAGCCGGAGAAGGTGACCCGCAAGCGTCGCGCGATGCGCCTTCCGGACGTCTTCGACGATGACGGACACGCGGTCCTGGTCTCGCGTGCATCTAAGCCGGAGCTCATCGTGTTCGCGACGGCTAACAAGATCCTCGTGGAGCCCCCGGAGGGACGCTCGAAGCCGGGGATCCGCGAGTACCGCGCCGCGGTCGAGGCGTTCGTCGCGTTCGTGGAGCCGGAGGACGCGCCGGAGCAGGTCGCCGAGACCTGGACGGAGCCTGCGCCGGTCATCGAGCCGACCATCGCGGGGACGGGGACGGGCTACGTCGAGACGCCCGCGCCGACCGCGGCGGATGTGATGGCGAAGCTCGAGGCGGTCGACGAGTTCACGCGCGAGGCTGCTCGGATCGTCGGCGCGACGCCGAAGCCGAAGACGAACGGCGACCTGTTGACGGTCTACCTCAACTGCTGCCCTCGCGGACCCGTCCGCTACCTCGAGGAGCTGCTCGCGCCTATCACCCGCGAGGTCGAGAAGGAGTCCGGCGCGCCTCACTACCTCGCGATCCCGTACAACAACGGACCGAAGAGGGTCGCGGGTGTCTTCGCTCACCAGATCCGGAGCGGTCTCGTCGACGTGACCGGAGCGATCGTCGCTGACCTGCGTCTCCCTGCTAGCGAAGCCGCGGTCGAGGTCCTCCTCCAGTATGCCGACGAAGTCGTCCGTCGTTTCTAGTGGATCTCGTTAAACTACTAGAACAACGAGCGGATCGCTTCCTTCCCATTGAGCGGTCCGTTCGGGTCGGTCGGCGTAGGTGCCACAATCAAACAACCTCATCGACGCCGACCGACCATCTTCTCGCATCCGCCAAGCGGAGACAGAGCGACACGGAGCGAGCCGTCGCGGTTCCCGTAGTTCAAGACGGGTACTTCGACGACGCGCTCGAGGAGATCGAGCGCTTGCATCGTCCGGGCGCGACCATGCGCCTGCGCCCCATTCAATCCCTCGCTCTCGCAGTCCTCAAGACCTGTCGAGGCTTGCTCGGTTCGATTGGCGTCGGACACGGGAAGACGCTGGTCGCCATTCTCGGAGCGAAGGTCGTCGGCGCGAAGCGTCCCGTCGTCATGGTCCCGCCATCGCTGCGCGAGACCTTCTTCGTCGAGTTCGACAAGTTCTCGACGTCGTTCGACCTCCCGCGGGTTGAGCTCCTCGCGTACTCCATGCTGTCCCGGCCGGAAGGAACCGACCTCCTTCGCCGGATGGCTCCGGACTACATCTTCGCCGACGAGGCTCACTCCCTGCGCCATCCAGGGAGCGCTAGGACGCGACGCCTCCTCCGCTACCTCGAAGAGAACCCGTCGACGGTCTTCGCGGCTGCGTCGGGGACGCTCACGTCGAGGTCCCTGCGTGATTACGCGCACCTATCACGGCACGCGCTCGGAGAGGGTTCGCCGCTTCCCCTGCTCGAGTCGCATCTCGACTCCTGGTGTAACGCGATCGACGTTGACGGTCGCCCCTCACCTACCGACTGGGCAACCGTCGAGCCGCTGGTCGATGCGTTCGGCGAGGGCCCTCTCGCCTTTATGACCGGAGCCGCTCGCGTCGAGGCTGTCCGCGAAGCGTTCCTCGCGAGGCTCGAGAGCGCGCCGGGTGTCGTCATTACCGAAGACGAGTCCGCTCCCTGCTCGCTTGTGATTCACACGCTCCGGACGCCTCGACCTCCCGGCGACATCATCGAGGCTATCGCGGTCGTGAGGTCCGGCGAGAGCCCGAACCGGGAGGAAGTCTACGAGGACGACGTCGCGGTCTGGCGCGCGGCGCGACAGGTCTCCGCCGGCTTCTTCTATCGGTGGGATTGGCCGGACGGGATTGTCGATGATCAATGGCTCGAAGCGCGGTCTCGCTGGTCTCGATGGGTCCGGCGTGAGCTCGAGACCGGGTCAGCGGAGGCTTATGACTCGCCCGCCCTCGTCGCGAGGCGCACCCGGGAAGAGATGGACGGGGATCCGCGTCTCGCTCGACGCTCGTCTCGTCACGCCGCTCTATGCGAATGGGAGAGGGTATCGGGTCGGCCGGTCCCGCCGACCGTCGCGGTCTGGTTGTCGGACTATCTCGTCGACGAGCTCGTCGCCCTGGTCGAGCGCCTTCGCGAGCCTGTCCTCGTATGGTACGAATCCAAGGCTCTCGGAGAGCGTCTCGCCGCGGTAGGCGGGTGGCGCCTATGCGGACCCGGCAACCCGCCGAAAGGCGAACCGGAGACGTGTGTCGTTAGCATCTCGGCGCACCATCACGGGTTGAACCTTCAAGGATGGCGGCTCTCGGTCGTCGTCGAGCCTCCGAGCTCCGGTCAGAAATGGGAGCAGATGATCGGGCGCACGCATAGAGCAGGACAGTTAGCCGACGAGGTCCACGTCTTTACCTTCGTCGGTCCCGAACCTTTCGCGAGCGCGTTCGCGTCCGCGAGAGAACAAGCCGCGTATCAAGCGGAGACAACCGGCGGGAGGATGAAGTTGGTCTTCGCTCCCGTCATTCAGGATTAAGGAAGATGTATCATGTCAGCATTTGCAGGTATTGAGAACGCATCCATCGCGGGCGGAAGCTCGCGGAACTTCGAGCCGGGGACCTTCCGGCTTCGTCTCGACGGCTTGAAGGTCGTCGACTCCAAGCGCAACCCGGGGACGCGATACGCGGTCGTCGAGTGCTCGGTTCTCGCTTACGAGCCGGGCGTTCGTCCCCATCTCGACGAGACCCTCCCGCCGACGCCGATGGCGGCGGAGACCTTCAAGTCCGGAGACATCGTCGCCTGGAAGGTGAACATGGGTCTCGCGAGCGCGCTCGACAACCTCAAGGGGTTTGGGCTCGCGGTCATGCAGTCCGTCGCCATCGAGAACGGGACGGACCCGACCGGGATCGTCGAGGCGCAGATCACGCCGCCCGTGATGGACACGCTCTTCGCCCCGAACGGGTCGCCTGCTATCGGGCTGACCATCGACGCGACGGCGTTTGTCATCTTCACCCGGGCGAACAACCCCTTCACGAAGGTGACTTGGTCGCCTGTCGCGGCTAGCTAATGGCGAGCGGCCCGACGCGATTCGTCTTCGACTGCGAAACATGGCTGATCGCGCCGGGTCGCCTCGCTCCTCGCTTGGTCTCTGTCGCCTATCAGAAGGGAGGCGACCTCGTCCGAGTCCGTCATCGCTTCGACGATTGGCGCACACCCGTCCGAGACGCGCTCGAGACCTGCGAGGTCATCGGGCATAACGTCGCTTATGACCTCGCGGTCCTGGTGAACGAAGAGCCGGAGCTTGAACACGTAGTCTGGAAAGCCTACGAAGAGGGACGCATCTTCGACACGATGATCCGGGCGCAGCTCATCGCGATTGCGCTCGGTCGGTTCAAGTTCGACGCGACCATCGGAGACAAGGGATCGCGCCCTCGCTGGTCCCTTGCCGCCCTCGTCGGGAAGTATCTAGGCGAAGAGGTCACAGGGAAGCATGGTCCGGACGTCTACCGGCTCCGGTTTCACGAGCTCGACGAGGTCCCCGTCGCGGATTGGCCGGACGCCGCTCGCGCTTACGCGATGGCGGACGTCGACTATACCGCTCGCCTATGGGGGAGGCTCGGAACCTACGCGACCGAAGTCGGTATCCCGCGGATACCGGACGAGGCGAACCAAGTCCGCGCCGCTTGGTCTCTACATCTCGCCGCGTGTTGGGGGATACGGACGGACGAGCCCGCGGTCGACGCGCTCGAGGCTCGGCTTCGCGAGTCCGTCGCTGCTGTCCACGACGACGCGGTCGCGGCCGGTCTCATCCGGAGCAACGGGACGAAGAACGTCGGAGCGATTCGCGCCCGGGTCGACCTCGCCTTCGAGGACGGCTCACCGAAGACCGCGAAAGGCGCGACCAGGACGGACACGGCGACGCTCGCAGGGACGGGCGACGACCTGCTCGTCCGGCTCTCGGAGGTCGCAGCGGATGAGAAGGAGCTCGCCGCCTTCGTCCCGACGCTCCGAGCGGGTGTCGACCTCCCTATCAACCCGCGATGGAACACGCTTGTAGAGTCCGGCCGCGTGTCCTGCTCGAAGCCGAACCTCACGCAGCAACCACGCCGATCCGGCGTCCGCGAGTGCTACGTCCCGCGCCCTGGATACTGGTTCGCGACGGCGGACTACGCCTTCGCGGAGCTTTGCACGCTCGCGCAGACCTGCGTCGACTGGTTCGGCGAGTCCGCCCTCGCGGACACGATCAACGCAGGTCGAGACCCGCACAAGGCGACCGGCGCGAATCTGCTCGGTCTCGATTATGACACCTTCCTCGAGCGATTCCTCGCGGGAGACCCCGACGCGAAGCAGGCTCGACAGCTCGCGAAGGCGCTTAACTTCGGCTATCCGGGAGGACTCGGCGCGTCGACGTTCGTCGAATATGCGTCCGCGACCTACGGACTCGAGATCGACGAGGACCAAGCTCGCGAGCTCAAGCGGACCTTCGTCGCGACCTATCCGGAGATGTCGCGCTACTGGCGCAAGATAACCGACAGCCTCTCGGACGGTGGCGGGTCGTTCACGGCTGCGCTGGTTCGGTCCGGTCGCATCCGCGGGGGTCTCGGCTTTCCGAACGGGTGTAACTACTTCTTCCAGGGTCCCGTCGCGGACGGCGCGAAGCGTGCGTTTTACCTACTGACCAAGGAGAGCCGCCTCGAGCCGGACTCGCCGGTCTACGGGTCGAAGCCTCTCATCCTTATGCACGACGAGATCATCTCCGAGGTCCCGGTCGACCTCGCCGCAGAAGCCGCGCAGCGGGTCGCGGACGTCATGGTCGAGACCTTGTCCGAGGTCTGTCCCGACGTGAAGATAAGCGCGGAGCCTGCGCTAATGCGCCGATGGTACAAAGGCGCCGCGCCGACCTACGTCGACGGGCGCCTCGTTCCGTGGGAGCCTTCGCGCCCGGGTGAATTGACAAGCGACGGGGCCCTCCGCTTCTGCTCGGTCTGCGGTAGGGTTCCCGTCGCGAAGAATCACGCCGAGACTCGTTGCTTCGCTTGCGCTAGCGGTTAGTCGTCACAATGACAGACAAGCGGCTGCTTGCCGCAGTCACGACAGACCTTCCAAGGCGCGCAGGGATCCCCGCTCTCGACGTATCGCGACTCCGTAACCCTCTCATAAGGGGCCATCAGGCGGAGGAACGTCTTCGTCGCTTGCTTCATCTTCCGCAGAATCGCCAGCTCAACGACGAACGCTCGCGCGTCGAGGTCGGGGAAGGCTTCGAGGATGCGCGCGAGGTCGACGACGTTCGGAGAGCGGTCGCCGCGGAGCCAATCCCCCGCCTTCCTAGCGGTCACATCGGGGAGCGCGGCTGCTATCTGTCTCGGCTTCAACATGAGATCACCCCGTATAGTCGGATCAATTGCCAGAGTGTCGACTCCCATGTCGCGAGCCATCTCTTCCGGTCGTTGCTGGAAGGTTGTCCCTTCCAATACGCGACGCGCTCCCGCGCTATGCGTTGCGCCTTCTTCCCTCTCGCGAGCGTCAACACGGGTCGACCTCATCAGGTCGAAAGGTGACCGAGACCGCGTCGATGTCGAACCAAGGGACGGCGAAGTCGTCGTCGCTGTCATCGATCGCGTACCATTCCGGCTTGACCTGAAGTCCGGAGCCGTGTCCCTCGACAGGTCGGAGGGTAAGCGCGTCGATGTCGATCCCCGCGGTCTTCGCCTTCGCCTTCGCGATGGCGACGAGGTCTTCCTTCGTGATGCTGATCTTGATTTCGGTCATTGTCTCTGCTCCTTGGCTTATCGCCGTCTGGACTGTCGACCATGCGTCGACGGTCCTTTGTGTCTCTAGCTGAGGTCCCATCCGAACGCGGCGACCATGTCGGCTTGGACGTCGGCGGGTCGCGGGATCCCGAATCCGCCCGCGTTTGCGATCTCGCTCTCCGTCCAATCGGAGAGGGGCATCGTCTGCATACCGAACTTGCCTCCGAAGGTGCGACCCTTGATCGAGCGCTTCAGGCTCGCGGTCGCGGCGCGCTTCGAGGTTGCGTGAGTGAAGCCGAAGATGCGACCGGACTTGATATCGTATGCGATGAAGGTCTTCATGGTCTCTTCTCCCTGTGTGTTCGTCTTCATGCCCTAAGTATACGCGCGAAGCGTAAGAACACGAGCGAATAAACGCAGAGAGCGGAAGAAAGTTACTCGGACAGTTTGTCGAGACGCTCAAGAGCCGTGTCGATCTTCCGGTTGGAGTCGTTCACGATGCCGACTAGGTCCGCCTGGAGCGCGTCGCGTTGCGCGGCGACCTTGTCTTCGGCCTCGCGACAGTCCGCGCGTATCGAGATGATGACCGCGTCATAGCGTGAGCGCATGAGCTCGACCCGGTCGTCGAAGGTCGCGTCGATGCGGTCGATCTGTTCCTGGAAGGACGAGACGAGCGCGTCGAGCCGCTTCTGCATGCCGAGATGTTGCCAGAGCAGGACACCCGCGAGGATGCCCAAAGCCCCATAGTCGAGGAGACCCCGACCTAGCTCATCCGGCAACAACCTCGACGCCCTCACCGACGGTCATCGACCCCTCGTCGATGTCGATGCTATCGGTCCGGAGCTTGCCGAGGGTCGCGCCGATGAGCTCGACCGGGACCTTCGAGAGAGCAGTCGCGGCGATGTCGAAGCCATCGTCGCCGGTCGCGTCACCGATGGCGCGGAGCAACCCGGGGACGAGCGAAGCCCATTCGAGAGCGGTCTTGTCGTCGTCGGAGAGAGCCATCAGTTAGCCTTGCAGAGAGCGGCGCGGACCTTCGGACCGACCTTCAACGGGGCAGCGTCCGCAATGCAAATGATCGAGACCTCCGGGTCGCCGTCCCCATACACGGTGAGCTTGGTACCGCAGTCGGCTTTCTCGAGGTTCCATCCGCCCGCCTTGAGATGGTAGTTCGCTCCGCACCCGCCGAAGGTCATCATAAGCAGGATGCCGAGCGCGCCGACCAGGGGGATCAACGCGACGGCGGCGAACCCCTTCTCCTCCGACGGGGGATTCTCGTCGGGTATTGGAGCGAGGGAACGGTTCGCAAACCGGATCGCCGCCATCGCGAGAGGGAGGAGGACCGCGGTCATCATCGCGCCGACGACTTCCGGCGTCAGCTCGTAGTGTCCGCCGAAGTGCATTAGCAAGGCGACGACGCCGGAGAGCCACGTCCCGACTTCGGCCGGGTCGGCTAGCTTTGAATGGATCTTCTTCACTTGTTCCCCTTTTGGGCCATGGCGCGAAGCTCGGCTGTCACCTGCTCGAGAGCGCGGAGACCCTCGTCGGTCCTCTCGATGACTTCGATCGCCCGCTGTTGGCTCTCTGCGAGCGAGCGGACGTCGCCGCGGATGAGGGTCAAGGCGTCCTCGTGTCCCTCGACAGCCGTGTCGATGAGCGCGATCTTCTCTGCGGTCGCTTCATGCTCGACCTGAAGCAATGTCCAGTGAGAGCCGACCGAGATCAGCAAGGTTGCGACCATGCCTAGCCAAGCGGCGACGACTGCGACGTGTTCCTTGACCCATTTCATTAGACGACCCTCACAAACCCGACGACCCGATCCCATTGGGGCGAGTCCTTCTCGATGACTTCATCTGCTACCGCGCCTGTCCCGCTTGCGTGACCCCCGCCGGAGGAGTTGCCCGCGATGCAATGGATCGCGGACCCCTCTACTTTGACCACGATACCCGTATGACCCTGCGTCTTGATACCTTCAAGCGCCCGGGTTCGCTGGCTCGCGTCCTTCGACAGCCGGGTCCGGACGAAGACGAGACCCCGCGGGTCCTTCTCCTTGAAGATGTCATCGCGCGCGACATGCTGGTCAGGCTCCGCCTTCTGCCATAACGCGACGGCGCGGCCGGTCGGGCCAGGGTTACGGACAGTAAAGCCGCAGCGGGATAGGGTCCTGAGACAGCTCGAGACGAAGAGCGCGCACCACGGGGCGGGTTTGCCGGTGCCGCCTCCGTCCCGCTGGAAGAATTCGACCATGGGTCCTTTGTTGGATCCATGCTCGACGATATCTTGCTCGAGGTAGGACTCGACCAGGGAGACGAGCGCCGACTTCGCGTCCGGCGAGCCGATGCCTCGTCGGATTAGTGGGGCGAGCGACTTCAGCATTCACGCGCCTACCGTTGACCCATGCCGGGACGGTTCAACGCCATCACGAGGATCGTCGCGTCCGTGGGTGTGCCTCCCGTGAACGCTACCTGGAGTTCGCCCACGTTCGCGACGTGATTCGGGCCGATGACGACGGACCCGGGGATCGGAAGGGTCGTCGATGGTCCGTCGATGGCGGCATATTGACCCCCGCCCGGGACCTGGCATTTGACCTGCCATGTCTCCGTGTCCGCGCCGAGGACTTGGATATAGAAGAAGGAATAGGGAGTCGGGTCGAAGCCGAGCGTCGCCTCGCTCAACACCTGAGTTGTCGCCGCGACGCCTGTGAATGCTTTCGTTTGCATGGTCTCACCTTAGCCGAGCGGACCCACCGAGGGTGTCCGCGAGTGATCATGTCGCTTGTGCTTCCCAGATAGGATCGAACGCCATCCCATATAGAAACCCGGTCTCGCCTGACAGCGCCGAGCTGGTCGCGAAGGTCACGGTCACGGCTTCCGTTGTCCATGTCCAAGCTGCCGAGCTCCGAACCTTCAACGGAGAATTGAACAGGTCCCCCGGGATGTTCGTCGTCCCGTATTGCTTCGCGGATTGAACAGCGTCGACCTCCGCCTCTAGGGCCTCGAAGGTCTTCGCCGTCCCGTTGTTGGTCGAGTCGATGCTGATATCCGCAGCGCCCGAACACATAAAGGAGATCCGCATATAGACGACCGAAGGAGGGACGGGGACGAGGATCGTCGCGGTTGTATTGTTCGGGACGAAGAGCCCGACACACATCCCGCCCTGGTGTTTCCCCGCGGTCGCTAGCGCATGCTGGACACTGTCGACGGTCTGCGGGATGGACGGGGACGCAGGGACAGGATCGACCGGCGCAGCGAAGCCGATCGCGGTCGTGATCATGTCGATGAATTCGGGTGCTCGCTTCGCCATGGATTAAGGCTCCTCTAAGATCTGAAGAGTCCGAAGCGCTACCGCGCCGGTCCCGCTCCCGCCCGTGATGCGAAGGAACACTGTCACCCACGGCTCCGCGCCGACCGATTGCCCTTGCAGGAAGAATGTCGTCTGTGCGATGCCGCTCGCTGCTCCGATCACGATCTGCTGCGGGCCGAAGGAGAAGTTGACGTCCGCGGTCGGCGTGCCCGATGCCGTGTAGGTCTCGATGTAGATCCAGACACGGAGCTTCCGCGGTCCCGATGTCTTCGCGTTCCCCACTGCGATCGGGAACTTCAATACGGGTTGCCATGCCGTCGACGTGTTCGTGAAGATGCCGTCCCGCGCGCCCTCCTCCTGTTGGATGATGGACACCAGCGCGTTGAGGCGATCCTTCGCGATCTTGTAGGGGTTGTTCCGGAGAACATGAACGATCGCAGAAGGGACGGGCGCGCTCCCCGTGTACCAGGATGCGGCGACGGACTCGAAGCCGGAGTCGAGGACACCCGCCGCGGCGCTCTCTCCGAGAACGGAGACGAAGATCGATCCCAGTGTGATGTTGTAACCCGCGGTCGCTTCTAGCGTTATGTAGGCATACCGCGGAGTCGACGAAGCCGCGCTCGACGAAGGCGAGACGGTGACCGACCCGATCCCGCTCGAGGCGGTCTCGGTCGTCGTGTCCGTGTCCGTCCCCGACCCGTCTGTTAGGGAGAGGGTGACGTCCGCGGTCGGTCCCGATTGCGAAAACGTGTAATCAAGCCGGACGTCCAGGTCGTCATAGTTCCCCGGGATGGCGAAGCGACACATCACCGTCGCGGTCCCTGTCGAAGTAGACAGGAACGGCCCGTAAGCGCTCACCGGATATGAGTCGCACTCCTGGTAGAGCTGCGCGTCGTTTGTGATGAGCGACGTCCAGTCCGCGGAATTGCCCGCGATGTCGGGGACCCATGCGTCCGCGTCGTTGGGGGCGTATGCCATCGGCTAGATCCTCCAAAACTTGTCACCGCGGACATACATAAACGGGTTTTGCTGGTCCGTCGACCCGCTCGCGTATGCCGGGTGAGTGACCTTCGTCGGGTGCGGACCGGACGCGGTCGATTCAAACCACGCAGGAGGAGAGGACGCCATCGTGAGTACGTTTCCGCTCACGGTCGTGACGACCAGATCCGCGCTCTCGGTTGCCTCCTTCCCGCGATTGTAGAAGCGGAGGGTCTCCCCGCTTTGGAACCATTCCCCGCGGACGACCGTGACGTCGTTACCGGAGATCGAGGCGATGTGAGTCGTCGGACAAAGCCAGAAGCCCGAAGCGAGGATCCCGTCGAGGAGGATCGTCAAGGTCTGCTCGCCGGTCTTCATGTTCTTAGACCAGCCGAGAACGCGCCCGGGTACGTTCGACGGAGCTCGCGTCCCGTCCGACCAATCGTAAAGCAGCGGATGCGCAACCGTGACGGAGATCGCGTCGCCCACCTCCGCGTCGATCCAGGGGGCGACCTCGAACTTGATTATCGACTGACCAAGCCCGCGGGACATGATCGAGATGACACCCGCTGAGATGATCGCGGAGTGACCTCCCGGGACCGCAATCGCTTTGTTGTAAACGCCTTCCGCCTGGATGCGTCCGATCGCGTTGTAGGAATACTGCGCCGACTGGTAAGGCCCCGGGGACGTGTCAACGTCGATCTGATTCGGCGCGACGACGAGGTTCGGGACGCTCGTCCCGCCGACGACGACGTCGGGCTTGCCTAGCGCTTGTCCAAGGAACCCCGCGCCGCTGGTACTAATGACCATCGACGGGACGACGTTCACGAGCTGGAATTGTAGAACGCCGCTCGAGCTTCGACGCATCGCGAGGCAAGCGTTCGATATCTGATACCAACCGGAGAAGAGGTCCGCGAACGATTGCTTCCCTGGAGTGAGCATCGGAACGTCGCCGGACGTGGCGGGGACCGAGCCGGTCGCCTCTAGGTCGATCCATTCCTCCGGGATCCCCATCCCATGTCCGAGAGGGAGCGTGTCGAAGTCGCCGCGGGTGCCTCCTCCGCTAGACTGTAGGAAGGTATTTGCGACCGTGTTCAAGTCGTCGATGAGCCCGGTCGCGACGACGAAGGTCCCGTCCTCGTTAAGATCCGCGGGGATCTGTGGGATGGAACAATACTGCGCGCCGATCATGCGCTCGCCTAGTAAGAGCAGCGCCCGCGGGGACAGCGACTCCCCATAGGCGTCTTCCTCGATCTTGTCCGTCCACCGGATGACCTCGCCCTCGTTCATCTCGATAACGCCCATGCCGGTGTCTTCGAGCGCGAAGTCGAGGATCCCCGCACCTTCGACCTGCTGTAAGGAGAGATAAGGGGACAGGCTTATGTTGAGTTCGAACCGGACATATAAGTCGGTGTAGGACCAATTGGGCGTCGATTCAATGTAGAAGCCGGCGAACGAAAAGTAAGGCGGATAATTCGTGATGGGCTTTAGCCAATAGACGCTAGACGGGATGGCGAAGTCGACCTTCCACGGGTGATCGTGCCCGCCCGTACCCGAAGACATATCTACAGCGATGACGATCGCCGCCATGGGCGCATCGCTCTTCGTGTTCACCGCATAGTTACTCGGACCCGTGTCGTCGTATCCGTTACCCGCGACCGACGAGGTCGCCTTGATATCGACATATCCCCCATCCGTGAACACATCGAGGACGGTCTTCGCGAGCGCATCCATGTAGGTCTTCAGTACATGAATGCCGGGCGGGATGGTCGGCCAGTCGCCCGCGTCCGCTCCCGTTTCGATCGCCGGACCTGTAACGACGACCGTGTCCCCGTCGTCCATCAGAAAAGAGAGGGTCACTTCCGCGCCTATCTGCACGTCGACAGGGGTAGATCCCCAGTATCCGTCGCTTGCCATGCCGATCACTTTGGCGCGAATCTCGGAGCCTAGAGGCATCGTCGCCAAACGGACAAGGGGGAGAGCCTTCAAGGTCATACCTAGCTGACCAGGGACGGGCGCCTCTTCAATGTATCCCTTCCAGATCTCGCGCTGGTAGTCCCCAGTGCAAAGTGTCGAGGACAGGATCCGACCCTCCGGAGAGAGTAGGTGTTCGTGGATGGTAACGAATCGCCCCTTCCACTGGTGGGGAGTCGGCGTAATGATCCCGTAAGACCCCGGATCGTCTTTGTTAAAGACGTAAGCGTTAGAGATATATCCGCGCTGGCCTCCTTCCCCAATGATGAAGGCGTTCGAGGTCTTGCTCGTGTACTTGACCAGCTCGCGCCCGATGTAGATCAGACCGGAATCAGGGAAGCCGACCGTTGTGTCGGCCGCGGGGATGATCGCTGAGGTCGCGTTGACGTCCGCGGTTAACGTCGTGAAATACTCCGGACGCCGGAAGAGGTTATCGAGGATGCCCTCGTCTTCGAGTATCTCCCACGAGAGAACGATCGACAGGGACTTCCCTCGAGCGACCGCAGCGTCTCTGTCGAGCTCCTGATCAATCGTCATGCTGTCCACGACCATGAACGATTCCGAGCTAGTGTAGCCAGCGCCCGCGCCTGGGACCGCTTCGGCATCGACCCGAAAGGGAAGCGGCCCTTCGTGGAAGGTGTACGGGATCCCTTCCATCCGGATCGCGTAGAAGGTCCCGTAGCCGCGTTGACGTAATGTTGAAAAGCTAGACGCCATCGGTCATGCCTTCGAGACCAGGATCTCGGTCTGCCATAGGGTCTTGGTCGTGTCGATCCATTTACCCCGCTCGGTTCCTAGTACGTATCCCTGGATGTATCCGTCCGTGTTCGAGGGTGACCAGGGGGAATCGGTCGAGAAGTCCGCGGGGTTCTTCGTCGAGATGATGACTTGTCCGGACAGACACCATCCCTCTCGGAACGAGCGCAACGCTTGGACGTGTAGCAGCATCCGGAACCGCATCACGTCGCCATCCCCGAATAGGTAACCGTGTCCACGCTGGTGTCTGTCGACCTGGACGATCGTCTCGACTGCGCGGTTGACGGTCTTCCACGATACAGACATGAGCGGGATCGCAGCGGGGGGAGGTCGGTCGCTCGTCCTAGTCGCGCTCGAGCCGGAGTCGTCTCCCGGCTTGACGTCGAGACCAATCATCCATCCAAGTTGGTCTGTCCAGGTCATAGGGGCAGATCCGGCGATGACGACACGACCGAGCGCGTCCGTCGTCGCTGTCCCTCCGTCCGTCGCCATCTTGGTGTTGAGCTGGTCGATATACGCGGGGAAGTTGTAATAGCCGTCCGCGAGCTGGAGAGCCGTCCCGTCATTGTCGACGAGCCGGTAGCCGGGGACGCTGGTATCGATGAACCCGTAAAGCCATCCGCTAGGCGTCGGCCAGTCGTTGAGCGCGCTCACGCTGCGACGCCTTGAACGGTACAGATAACGCGAGCGCTCGACCCTAGCATCCCCCATCGACTAACCGCGGACGATCGGAGAATGAACCGCTCGACGACCATCACGTTTGTAGTGTTGTCCGTCCTCATCACTCCGATGTCATAGGTCCCGCCATCCGCGAGTGTGTTCGCGAAGGTCGAGCTATTCACGATCGTATCGTAGAGGACGACCCTCCCTCCGAGCCGGGCGGGTCCGAGCGTGAACCCCGCGCCGCCCGAATACATCGTCTTACCCTTTTGAACGCTCACGACGGGGGACTTCAGGTGCGCCCCGTATGCGGGAAGGATTGCGGACGGGATCGCGGTCGGGAATGTGTAGGAGCTCGACCCGCTCTGGTCAGCCGTGAGACCCGTCTTCGTGTCCGTCGTTCCCGTTGCAGCGATGGCGAAGGTCGACGGCATCTCGACGACGAACTTCGACGCGGAGTCCACGTACGCGATGAACGCCTCCCCGTGAACCCTGCGCGCTTCGTATACCATCCGCTCGAGGACACGGAGCGCAGACGTCCTACCTCGCGGGGTAACGGTAGCGACAGCGGCTCCGATGGTGACGGTGAGGGTTCCGGTCCACCCGTCGACGACCTTCGCCAGGAGGCTATAGTAAGGGTTCGCCATTAGAACGCGGTCGACTCCATCCCGGTTCCAGCAAGGGAGTTGACCTGATCGCTGATAGCGCGGCCCAATTCTTGCGGCAAACCTAGGAGCATTCCGGGCCCGAAATTTATCTGTATTCTCTGCGCGACCTGCTCTTCTTGCTGGACCGCGGGAGTGACGAGCGACCCACCTCCGGCTGTCTCCTCTTCGGGTCGAGCGGACGTCGGCTGAGCAGCCGCGACTCCCGCCATCGCGAAGAACATCGTCGACGCGACGAGATGCCCTATTGATTCCGCGGGGTTGACCCACGCAGTAGCTACCGCCATCGCGGCTTCGAATGCCGCCATTACCAGTGCTTTATCCCTGGCGGATTCCACGAAAGCGGCCGTGGCTGGCCCGACAACGGAGAGCCCGGCCGCCATTCCTCCCGCTACCTTTTGTCCACTTGTCAGCGAAGCATCGCCGAGCGCCGCGAATTTCTCGGTCGCCTTCGGGACGGTGACACTCATCGAGTTAAAGCCCGCGATGATGTTCTTGTATCTCGCCGGCCGGTTGAGTCTCGCGAGGTCTGCGTCGAGCTGGCCCAGGATAGCAGCGCCGCCTGAGAATGCGCCGCCTATCCCTTCGCCTAGCGTCTGCGCGAAGGCTGCTCTCTCCGCTTGTGCGACTTCCGCTTTGGCTTTCTGCGCCTCGAGCCTTGCGAGGTCTATAGATAGACCCGCCTCCTCCACGCTTAGGGAGGACTCCCGGATCTCTCGCTCTCGCTGTAGGAGTTCGAGGTCGATCCGCTGCGTGTCCGTCTTGGCTTCCGCTAGTCCGAGCGCGTTCTTCGCGAGTGTGATCGCGTCCGCTTCGGCTTGCGCCTTCTCCTCGCTCTTCTTTGTAAGAGCGGCCTCGACCGCGTCGATCTCCTTCTTCAAGACGAGTCGAGCCTTCTGCTTTTGCACCGCCTCGAGATCAGTGGCGGTCGCCTTCTTCACGCCCTTGGCTATCGCCGCGACCTTCGCTGTTTCCGCTTTCGCGATGGCGTGACGATTCTTGATCCTTGCCTTGTCGAGCGCATCGACAGACTTCAAGATCTCAATCTCACGCTTCGCTGCTGCGATCCCTTTTTCCGTCGACGCTTGCGCCGCCTCGCGTGCCTTCTTCGCTGCGCGTATTCGGGCACTGCGTCGCGCCTTGTCCGCTTCGTCTATTTTCGCTTTCGATGCGGCCGCTTTGTCTTCCGCCGCCATCTGTAGCCGGGTCTGTTCGGCAGTCACCATCCCCGTCGCGCCGCCTGTAGGCGCCCCTTCTCCGAATCTTTGCACCGGGGACGGTGCTTCTGCCGCGTCTCTCGCGCGCTCGACCGCTTTGTATGCGGATTCCAGCTCGAACAGGCTCCGGATCTGCTCGTAGTTCTTCGCGGTGATGGTGTCGATCTGACTGCTGTACGCTTGCCACGCCGCGATCTTCTCTTCCGGTCTCAGAGACGCGAGACGCTTTCTCAATTCGTCGAGCGCCTTCGCCGCGCGCTTCGGTCCTTCCCCTTTGCGGAGAACGACGCCAGTCAGCGTGAAGTCGATCCCGTCAACCTTGTCTTTCAGACCGACCCAGTCGTCCGCCATCTCCTCCGTTGTCTTGCCTACAATCCCCCGCATGAATTCCATCGCTGTCAGGAATTCACCGGATGCGGCCGATTGCATGTCAGAGATGAAGTCGTCGAAGCTCGTCGACGCGCGCTGCATGTCGGTTTGAAACTGCTCGAGAGGGACGTCGTCGAACTGTTCGCCGAGCGCCTCGAGCGCAGCCGGTAAAGCAATCTCAAGACGTCGGGTCATCTCATCGACGGACCCGGCCGCGATGTTGTTCTCCTTCGCGTATTTCTTGGTCAGCCCAGTGATCTTGTCGAGGTTCACGCCAATATCAATGAGACCGGTCGTCCTCCCCTTTAGACTGGACTCGATGACCCTCGCGACGTCGATGACCTCGCGCCCCTGGTCGTGCGCCGCCTTCGTCGCTAGCTCGAGGAGGCGCGTCGTCTGTTTGATCGGAACGCCTAGCCGCTTGAATCGGTTCGCGATGATCTGGAGATCGGTCTCTGTGACGAGACCGCCCGTCGCTTTCTTCAGCTCGCCTAGAGCGACCGTCGCGTTCGGTATGGCTTGCGCAAACCGGATCGCGATGTTCGCAGCCTTCTCTCCCTCGACGATAAAGTCCTTCAAAGCCCGGAGAGCCAGCGCGCCCATAAACACGCCGACCGCAGCCTTCGCGTTCATGAACTTCTTTCGGAGATTACTCACGCCATCGGCGGTACGGATGAGGGTCGCCCGATACCTACTCTGTCCGCGGATGGACTTCGCGACCGCAGCGCCTAACTTCGTTTGTGCGACGCCTGCCTTCTTGAGCTCGTCGGAGGTCTGCTTGATAGCCGCGTTCGATTGCTTCAAGACGGCGCGGATATTCTCCTGCGCTCTCGCGATGACTTCTAGTTTTACCGCGCCCGCGACTGCCATCGTCTACCCCTGCGACGTCGAGTGTGATGTTCGCCGCGAACGAGCCTGTACGAGAAGAGACCAGACGGACGGAACCCATGCCGCATAATCATCCGGCCACCCCGCAAGGGGTGACAGCTTCGCATGATGCTCGAGCGTCAAGACGTACCGGAGACGCTTGTCGTCGTTCATCGCAGCGACCGGACAGCGGTCCCAGGGTTGCCCTAGATAGAAGCCGGCGCGATGCTCGCATCGACCCTCACACCCGCTCGCGTCTCCGCTTGCGCATTTCAACCCGTGTGCATTCGCGAGAACGTCGAGCCATGCCGCGACTCTTACGCGCTCGCTCAGGTAGGGTCGGCGCCCATGCCTGACGCGTTCAGGACCCACGAGCCGAGAGAGATCAGCGGACCGAGCTTGATCGAATGAAGAACGACGTCGACGTCCTCGCAGGTCTCGCCGTTCTCTTCCGCCTTGACGAAGGCGAGCGCGATGATCCGCTCCATCGCCTCCGCTAGTTGAAGGGTCGAGGCTTCTCCGAGGTCCTCGAAGTCGATCTCCCGAAAGGCGGACGAGCATCGCATCACTTCGCGATCGTTCAGGGCGCGGACGGTGACGACCGTCGCTCCCTTCTTCTTCGCGCCTTTCGCCGCGCCTTTCGCTTTGTCGACCTCGACCCATTCGTCGCTATCCTTGCCGATGGTCGGATCGCTATGACAAACGAGCTCCGCCCTTTCCGTTATCTTGATCAGTCCTAACGCCATGAATCCCCATCCGTCGGCCTACAGGAAAGCGAGACGGAAGGGAGTGTTCATTACTGCACCCGTCGACCCGTCCGTCGTGTCTCCGGAATACATAGCGCATTCGATGACGCTCGTCACGCTGACGAGCGCGTCGGCATCTCCTAGCGCTTGCAGTTCTTTGAGCTGACCCGAAGGGATGAGAGCGGAGAAGGCGCGCCCGGGTGTCGTCCCCGCGTCGATCTGAATGGCGCCGGCCGCCGTCCCCGGTGCGATCAGGCTCGCAGGGTTGTCCAGGTTAGAAGCGGACGACGCCGCAGCGGGGGAGACGATGGTCGTCTCTACGGTGCGCTTCGTCACGACGAACCGGGACAGTCCCTGTGGCGCGTCATAGTTGATCTCGTCCGCGACGTCGGTCGTGATGGCGATAGAGACCGATCCAGCCTTCTGCTCTGTGCTCGCATCGACGACGCGAGCTCCGTTGTCACTCAGGACAACCGGCATCTGCGGACGGTTAGCGAGCGCAGCCGCGGAGGGTCCCGCTCCGGATCCTCCCACGTTCGTCCAGTTCGCGGCCTTGATAGTGACCGCCAAGGTCGGCTGCTCGCGAGCGTTCAGGGTGATCGTTGCGGACGTCACGACGCAGTCATAGAACAAGAAGTTCACGTTCCCGGAAGAGCCCAACCATTCGAACGTGAACGGCGTCGGCTGCGTCGCTGTCAGGTAGATCGAATTCGACCCGTAGACCGTCCCGCTCGAGTCCGGCGTCTGCTCTGCTCCGGCTGCGGTCAACGCCCATTTGTTCTGCATCGTGTAAGTATTCGACGCCTTCGTCTTGACCCATCCGACCGAGTATTCGGTCGGAGACGTCGCACCCATCGGAGCCATGACAGCGAAGCCACCGATGCCGCCCGCGCCGGTCGTCACGGTGAGCGTTGAATGGGTCCCTCCGGTGACGTCGGTCGCGTATCCGTTCGTCGCGCTCCCTCCGAGAGCAGAGCGAAGGAGAAGCGCGTCGGGGGTCTCCGATGGATCTCCGGTCGGAGCCGCGGTCGCGAACCCGTGAAGAGGCATCGTCAAGGAGACCTCCGTCGGTCCCTTGCCACTAGCGACGCGGGTCGTCGCGAAGTAGCTAGCGCGCATGACCTCCGCTTGGACCGACGCCTGCGCCGGAGTCGGGATCGTGATCTGGGCCTCGAGGAAGTTCGCATTCGCGAAGGAGGTCTCTGCTGTCCCCCATCCCGACGCCTGCTCCTTAACAGCGAAGCGCCCTGTACTAGTTGGGATGCCCATTTCTAAACCCCTGTTCTACGGTAGGTGACTGCGATCGGGAGACTCGCCTCGAGCATCCCATCCATAAATCCGGAAGGCGCGACGTCTACTCCGTCGAAGCCTGCTCGGAAGATGTCCCCGTCTTGTTCGTGTAGCTGAGTCATTGCCTTAATAATGCGCTCCGCGTCGTCCGCGATACGGTCTTCGACGAGTGCGTAAGCAGCGTAATAGACTGTAATGGCAAACGTCACGATCTGCGCGGTCTCTGTGATCAGAATCGAAGGGGTCACACCGACGAGCTCGACCTCGAAGCAGCGCTCGGAGATGGCGCCCGGCTCACGACCTCCCAGGTCGACGTGATTAAACGCCTCGCCTCCGACGTTCGAGTCTAGCGAGATGGCTTCGATCGCTGTCACGATCGCCGCCTTGACTCCGCTCGCTCTCACGTCCGCCCGGCCGGGATGATCACGAGCTGACGAACGTCGCCAGAGACGACCGAGTCCGTGTCCCCGCGATCGACGTAGGTGTTCGCGAGAGCCTCTCTCACGGCGCGCAGAAGCTCGCCGGTCGTTAGCTCGACATAGGACGCGACCTCATAGTCTCCGGGGACAAGATTCTGGTGGGCGAGCTCGATACGAACCGCGGCGAGACCTGCTCCGGAGTCGACGAAGACGCTCGGCGCGCCGACGAGGTTTGGGAAGTCCCCGCTCGCCTGGATGAGTGTGCGGACCCGGTTATTCGCTCGCGTCGCGATGGTGCGAAACCATCCCGCGGTCTTGGCTGCGGCGAGTCCCGGCCAGTTAGCGGCGACGTATCGCTTGACCTCCGTCGCGTTGATCGGGTCGGCGAACTGCGTCCGGACAACGTGAGCGATCTCGCGGATGACCGCGACCGTCGAGTCGTCGCTCGTGATCGTCCATTCGAGCCGATACCATTTATCCCGGGTGATGGTCCCGGCTGTCGAGATGGTCGCGGACAAGCCGAGACCGTAGAAGGTCGCCGCGGTCGTGAGGGTCCCGGGCGGAGCGCTCTCGAGCGTGATGGTCGTCGACTCGACCTCGTCGACCATGACAGGACCCTTCCACCCGTCCGCGGTCTCGAGCCATACCGGCGCGCCTGGTGTGAACCCGGTCGCGTTGTCGACGACGACGACGACCTGAGACGTCACCGAAGAGACGCCCGCAGACCCCGCAGCGCCGACCGACGTCAACGTGACCGTCGGCGACTCCTTCGTCGTCCCTCCCGGGTCCTTGAAGGCTAGGGTCGCGGACGCCGGGCGAGACGCGAGCGACGTCGGAAAGAAGCTAACCGGCGCCGCTCGGTCCTCGATGAGTTCGAGAGCCGGCATGGACGAACCCCCCTAGCTAACCGCCGCGCCCCAAATACCATCAGGCTGCGGACCGCTCTGCGCCTTGGAAGCCCACGTCACCCGGAGCTTCGTCTTGAGGTTGTCCTGGTCCTGCACGACGACCTTGAAGTCGACAGCGGCTCGGTCCCAGAAGTTCAGCGGGTTGCCGAAGGACGGGTCTGCGCAGAGGATCCAGTCGTTTGCGTCGCTTGCGTAGGGGTTGATCACCAGGGTCGTGTTATAGAGACCCGACGTGTTGACCAGTCCCTGCGCGGGTGCGCCGGAGGTTGTGACCGTCGTCAGCGTGAACGGAGAGCCGAGGATCTGACGAGCGGTCTGCTCGAGAGCAGGGGGGACGATGAGGAACTTCGGCTGGTCAGCCCAGTCCATCACCTGCGTCTGGTAGTTCTGCCACCCGCGAATCGCGGTGATCGCCGCCTGAAACGCCGAGATGTCGAGCGCGCTCGATCCACGGTTCGAGCGCGTTCCGCTCGTCATCGTGTGATCGGTCGCACAGACCGAGGCGCCGTCCGCGGTCGCGTCCGTGAAGACGGCGGCGATATTCGCGAAGGCGAGGTTCGCGCGCTTCGATGTCACGGAGCGGCCGAGCTTCATCGCGGCGAGCGACAAAATGTTGGGCACATCTCTGAGATCGTAAGGGTTGATCTCGACGCTCACGCCGTAGGCGTCATACGCCATCGTGTTAGCGCCGGTCGAGTCGATGGTCGCGACGGTCAAGTCGTCACCGGACGCCCACGCTCCCGGGTCGGGGATGCCCGTCAGAGCGGCAATCCGCAGGCTCGCGACGTCCTCGTTGTGGTAGGTCATCACCTTCGTGATGACCGAATCGTCCGCCTGGAGCATTCCCTCGAAGAAGCTACGTACGGCAATTGCCTTGACATTTGAGGTAGTTAGAGCCACGTCGCCTCTCAGGTATTAGGATGCCGTCGGGTGTTTCTCGGTTCTAACGGCGTGACCAATCATAGAACAAAAGAACGAACGCGCCCGTCCGAGTGATCAGAGTCTAGCGGACGATGTTCGCCGTCCGCATAGCCTCGCGCATATCGCCATCGCTCCCGCGTCCGGAGCCTCCGACGACCTTGACCTCGCCGTGAGTCCCGACGGCTGCGGCGACCTCACCGAACGAGTCCTTCAAGGACGCGCCGATCTTCTGTTTCTCGATGGCTTTGATTCGGCGCATGTTCATCCGCGTTTCCTGCGGCGCGCACATTACGAGGATGTTGTCGCCGTCGCCCTCGAAGCCGACGCAGCGGATCCCCTTCGGCGCGGGTTGATATCCGAACTGACGAAGGCGCGAGGCGAGAGCGAGAGCTGCGTCGGCGCGAGCCAGTCCGCAGCGAACGAAGTGCCATTTTTTCAGACGCTCGTCCGGCCACCCGTTCGGGAAATACCAGGAGCCGATCGACATTCGCTCGGACGTCTCGACGAGCTCGATCATCCGGCTGGACGCGAGGACGCTCTTCGCTCGAGCCGCCTCGAAGTCGAAAGCCTCTCCGCTCGGAGTCGCCTGTCCTCTCGACGCTGCGTCGATCGTCTTCTTCTTCCCGGCCATCACGCGCCCCCTAGATTGTCCTTCAGAAGCTTCGCGAGATACGCCTCGTCATGTAGACCCGACGCCGACCGCTTGACGGTCAAGTGTCCAATCATCTCCGCTGGCGTAGGTATTCGAGGAACCTCCTCGACATGGAACAGACCTGCATTCCGTTCCCGCCATTCGTCGAGTTGTGCCTTCCCGCCCGGTGCGTGCGGATCGACGTCAGGTGTGATGGCGAGCAATTGCTCGTCCGTGAGCGAGCCGACCGCGCCCATCCCGCGCAGCGCGGAGATCCGGTCTCGCTCGCGTTCGCGACGAAGCCGGAGGTCGTACTCGTTACCGAGAGCCTGCAACCGGTCGCGCTCCGCTTCGGCTTGCGCTCGGAGCTCGGTCGCTTCGGTCATTACCCCGCGGGTCTGCTGCGTGACCGCTTCGGGTCGGGCTTGCGCCTGCTCCGCGATGGCGCGCTCGCGAGCTTGTCGGGCTTGCTCGACCTCACGTCTCGCGGCTTGCGCCTTGTCTTTCGCGGACTGCTCTTCGGCTGTCCTGAGAGCGTCGACGATCGCGGCTTGCTTCTGCGCCTCGACCGCTTGCGCGGCATCTTCCGCGGTCACTGCTTCGACCGGCGCGGCTGGTGTCTCGCTTGCCATCGTCACGCCTTATAGGACGCATATGCGATAGCGTCCGCGTGAAGATGGAACCCGTCCGCGTCCTCGCTCGAGACGCGGAAGCCATGAGAGCCGACGAGGTCCGCAGCCTTCGAGCGGTCATCGGTCACGACCGAGAAGACCGTCGCACCGTAGACCCGGGTCGGGTTCGGAGGGATGGTCGCCGCCTTCGGCGCGGCCGTTGTCTTCTTCGCCTTCTTCTTGACCGTCATCCTAAACCCCGCAGGCTTCGCGAGCTTCTGCGTCAAGCTCGAGATGGTATCCGTCCAGGTCTTGACGGACGCAACGCGCGCCCGCTTCGACGAGGCTAGTCGCCTTCGCTTCGTCCTCGACACGGAGACGCATCACAATCGGACCGAAGTCGCGCTCGACGTTGGCGGGGATCTCCGCCTTCTTCACCTTCTTCGCCTTCTTCTTCTCGGTCATGATCTCACCCTCCCCGCAAATCCCGGATCGCGATCTTCGCTCTTCGCTGCGCGGAGCGCGCCCGGCGCGCAATCTGAAAAGCAGATTCTTCGAGACTTTGCGCGGTTAGGATCTCGGTTGTCAAGCGGTCGGCAAGGTAGCGGGAGAGCAGTCCGACCTCCGCGTCGGACGGGGAGAAGATCGACTCGGCCTCCTTCGCGTTCAACATTCGCGCGAGAGCCGCGTTCGTCTTCAATACTCGCTTACCTTTCTTCGTCCGCTTCCATGCGTCCCGCGAGCCTCTCGATACTTTACCCGTGAAGACGACCGCGGCCTTCGTCGGCGACTGTAGCTTCGCCTGCATGCTTCGCCAGAATGTACCTGTCCTCGTGAAGTTCTTATGCGACGACTGGAGTCCGAGCTTCGCGCGGATCTGCTTGGTCCTCTTGACGTACGGGCGGAACCTTTGACCCGTTCCGCTCTTCCCCGTCTTCTGGATGCGGTCGCGGGTCCTGACCGCTTGCAGCGCGATAGCCTCGAGCAACGGTTGAGCGAGGCTGATCGCTTCTGTCCGAATGTTGCTCTGCGCCGTCCATTCGAGCCCAATCTCCGGCATGATCACGGCTGCGGCTCCTGCTCCGGCGCGGCCGGCGTCAACGCTCGCGTGTCCGCGAGGTTTCTCTCGACGCGCCGCATCGCCTCATCGAAGGTCAATCCCTCTTGTTTCATCAGCTCGCGAGGCGCGCTCGAGAGACCGAGCCGGATACGGAGTTCGCTGCTCTGCGCGCTATGAAGCGGGTCCGTCGGCGGCTCGCTGAAACGGTACGAGACGCGGACGTTGGCCGGGGGGATCAAGTCCTCCTGTCCGCGGAGATGGTTAAGCCATTTGCCGGTAAGGCGGAGGAGTCGTTGTTCAGCTCGGCGGAACTGGGTTTCATTTCGAGCGCGTTCCGCCTCTCTGTCCTGGAGCTCGACCAACTTCGACAGAGCGGTCGCCCCTGCTGACTTGTTCATCAGCGACGACGGGTTGAGGCTGTTAACGCTCGTCACCGTCTTCACGTAGCTTTCGACCTGATCAAGATATCCCTTCAGGTCTGGCGACGGCGAAGCGAAGCCTAGCTCCGCCTCCTCCCACAAGCCTACGAAGCTATTCGGACCGAGACCCTGAAGGTTCGCAACGCTCTCGTGATCCATCCCCTTGATAAACCCCTGCGCGAAACCCTGGAGCCTCGAGATCGTTCCGAGATCCGTGTAGTCGTGATTCAATGCGCGTTGCGCGTCGAGCAGGTCGAGCGGTTCCGCAGAAAACCAACGACCAGGCTGCGCGGGAGACCTCCGAAGTTGAATCAACGGGACCTCTCCGATCGGGTTCGATCCGTCTTCCATGAAGAGCCCGCGACCCTTTAGCGGACCGTCGACCCATGTCGCGGTCTCCCGCGTCATCTCCGCAACGCCAAAGGTCGTGATGTTGCTGATCGGGTCACGACCTAACGGGATCCGGAACCATGCCGCGGAGATGTCGAGCTCGCTGGTCGAGAAGGGATCATCGAGCGCGACGTCGACGTTGTGAATCGGCGGACAGACGAGCCGGATCCCTTTGACGGACGGAAGCGGGAGGACGAAGATCGCAGCGTTCCCCGTCGCGATGGTCAGCTCGTGGCTATGCTTGAACCATGAGTTCACATCCGCGCCGCGATAGACCCGATCCAATAGAGCGAAGGTCGCGTCGGGGAGCGGCTCGCCTGCGACGCCTCCTCCGTCCGAACGCTTGAAGGTGAAGTCCCTCGAAGGCTCGCGGAGGTAGAGCGACCCGCCGAGCTCGCGTGCGACGCGCCAGACCCACGGGACCGTACGGGCTACGTGATTCTGATAATTCGTCGGATACATCTTCTTCTGTTGGTCGCGATGATCCTTCGTCGATCGCGAATACATCTTGAAGAGGATCTCGGAGTTCGTTCGCCAGTCCGACCCGCCCGGGACGCCTGCGTCGTCGGTTATCTGTGGGCCGGTCTGAAGACCTGAAGGGACAGCCATCCGCTACCTCTCTCAATGCCGGGGGTTTATCACCTGTGCGCGTTATAGCATAAGGTTCGGGGGATTCATGGACGACGTAACCGTAAAGCCTTGGGAGGACCTCCGGCGCGAGCTAGGGGACAGCCGAGACCGAGCCGCGCTTCTGCGCTTCTTCTGCGCGGTCTCCGGATACGATCCGTTGCCTCACCAGATCCGGGCGCATCTCGCAGGGGTCAGCGAGCGCGGAGAGATAACCGCGAAGATGCTGTTAGGCGGAATCGGCGCGGGCAAAACCTATTTCGCGGCTGCGGAATCCATGATGCTGTTCATCGTCGCGGAGGTTGGTCGAGGCGCGTCGGCCGCTGTCGTCGCACCCACGTTCGATCAATGTATTCACTCAGTCGTACCGGCCATAAGACACTTCGGTGACGCCATGTCAGCAAATGGCTATCCAATTTTTAAGCGCTGGAAGCACTCGACCGCGACCTTCGAGGGTGTGTCCGGAGGTCGGCTTTTCGTGCGTTCGGCGGACCGTATCGACTCGCTCCGCGGCTTCTCGTTCTCGTTCGTACACGTCGACGAATCAGAAGCAATGCGCCGCCCTGGCTATGTCTTCGACACTCTGCTCGGACGTATCCGAGACACGTCGGCGCCGTTTCTGCAAATGCACGTCACGACAACCCCGCGGGGGATGGGGGGAGTCGTCGGTCGGTTCTTGGATCGGCGTACCTTCGCGGACACGCTCCCTCCCGACGAGGCGTCGAGGGTCAAGCGCCAATGGTGGATCGGTCGAGCTCCCACGTCAGCGAACCCGCATCTCCCCCCCGGCTATCTGCATAGCCTCCGAGCGGGGTACTCGAAACGCCAATGGGAGCAGGAGGTCGAAGCGAAGATCCTCCGGCCAGAAGGCGCTGTCTTCCCGATGTTCGATCGCCTCACGCACCTTCGCCCATGGCGATACGACTCGACCATCTCCGCGTATACGATGGCGGTTGATTGGGGACACTCGCATCCTCACGCTCTCTTCATGCAGGAGACGCCGGACGGGTCCGTCATCATCTTCGACGAGTTCTGCGAGGACAACGTCCCGCGGGATCACTTCCGTGACTATCTCCTCCGGACCGTCAAGCGGCTCGGTCGACCTCCGACAGATATCGCGGCGGATCGAGCGGTCAAGTCCGAAAACCAATGGTGTAAGTCCGCCTTCCCGAAGAGCCGCGTGCATACCATGAGGACGAGACACGACCAGGACATCCGGACGGGTCTTCAAATCATCGAAGCCGCGCTCGAGCCTGTCGACGCTCCGCCTCGTCTCTACATCGCGGACCATCTAGCGAGGGACGCTCCGCCTCGAGGGATCGTCCGATGCTTCGAGGGTTACCGTTGGGCGAAGCTCGCGAACGGCGCGACCAGTGACAGACCCATGAAGTGCGGGAGATTCGACCACGGGATCGACGCGCTACGATACGCGGCTGTCGCCTTCCTCTTCGAGCAACAATCCGCCTATGTCGTTGGCCGCGTTCACGGAGCAGGCAATCGGCCCGACGATTGGCTTCGTCGCCAGTCGCGACGCCTCAACCGCTAGCCGAGCAGGTCGTCGCCTTCGTCCGGAGGCGGGAGGATCCGCAGACCTTCCGGAACCCTCACGGGTTGCGCCGAGACTCCTCCACCGTCGCCGAGCGATTCGACCAGGCTCCGGAGGTTCTTGCGCGACTGCAGCATGAGCGACTCGAGCCGCTCGATCACCCGGTCGCCCGGATCGGCCAGGCTCGCAAGCGCATCCTGCAAGCTCAACAGCTCCGCGAGCTCCAAAGCGATCAAGTCGCGGAACGAGATCCCGCCGTCGCTCTCGATGGCGTCGACCGTGTCTCGGACGTTCTTCGTGTAGCGCGACCGAAGCCTCTTCCACGCGCGGCCGGTCTGCTTCGTGATGTCTTGCTGCTGCTGCTTCTGCGCGTCTCGCTCGGCGCCTCGACGCTTCGGTGCGCGCTTCTTCGTTGTCTTCGTCGTCGCCATCGCGCGGACCTCCTCGCCTATTTGACCGAACCGGTTCGGCTAATTGCCATTTGCAAGTTGTTAATATCGTTGGACAATACTTTACACGTAGAAAAAGGGAACGTTGGGAC